GTATGAGACTCAAGACAAACAGGATATGGTCCGATCGATCATTAAGACAATCCATGCGTGTGTTGAGGATCCAATCGATACGAAATTGACTACCTTCGATGTAGATTACCTGTTCACTAAGATACGTGCGAAGTCAGTGGGTGAGACCGCAGACGTTCAAACTAAGTGTAGTGAATGTGACACCACGAACGAGATCAACATTGAGTTGGATAACATCGTTCTTGAGGGAGACGTAAACGCGAAGACTATCGAGCTAACGGATAGTGTGTCGGTCGAAATGCGATTCCCGACGTATGAAGAGTTTCTGAAGAACCCTGTCCTCAGTGAAGAGGGTACGATGACAGAGGGTCTGGTAGAACTTTTAATAACATGTATGGACGCTGTCCTAACCGAAGAAGAGAGGGTGAGTTTATCGGATGAACCACGCGAAGCGATCATAGAGTTCATTGACTCGATGACCGCATCTCAGTTCGAGAAGGTTGCAACGTTCGTTAATACGATGCCTGCGATATCGCAGGAAGTTGAATTTACGTGTCAATCTTGCGGACATGTGAACACAAGACTCCTAAAGGGGATGGATGATTTTTTTTAGTTAATCTCTCCCATGACAATCTAATGAACTACTACCAAGTGAATTTCCAGTTGATGCAGAATTTTCACTACTCATTAGACGAAGTCGAATATATGATGCCTTGGGAGAGAGAGATTTATCTGTCTATGCTTGTCGAACACATAAAGGAAGAGAACGAACGTAATAAGAGCAACAAAGGATAACCATGAGTTTAGAAGCCGTCGCTGGTCAACTGGCCGAGCAGAAAGAAGATAATAAAAAGAACACTGATTCTATCGTTAAGGTTATGGACAACGTCGCTATGCGAACGGGTCGTAACGAAAACACCTTGATGACCATATTCAGTGACGTGCGTAAAATGAAAAACGCGATCACACGCCCAACCAGAAATCCCGACGAACTGGAAGAGGCGCGTGAGAACTCCGCGTACCAGAACGAACTGCTTGCGGTGATGCAGGGGATTAGAGACCAACTCGCGAACAACAAAAAAGACGAAGACGATAAGGACAAGGATAAGGACGATGATGGTCCCAGTTTCTTGGGTCAAAAACTCAAGGCGCTCGCAGTCACTGCGGGTATTCTTGCGGGTGCAATCGGCGGTTACCTCAAACCAATAATGACGTTATCCAAGTTGATCGGCAGTGCGGTTAAATCACTAGCCCTGACAATGAAAAGGATTGGCGGTATCGTAAGCGAGAACAGGGTTATCAAATTCCTAATGAAACCGTTCACTGGATTGGGGAATGCGATCATGTCTGTTGGCCGCGCAGTGAAGAACATCACCACTTCCATATACAGTATCAGTAGATTCTTCATCAACATGGGTATGGACGCATTGGGTCGCAAAGCGAAAGACGCAATGACCGTCATGAAAGGTTGGGTGACAAGCGCTAAAGCGATGTTCACTCGATTCGGTAAAACGATTGGTCTCATAGGATCCTACACTGACGATGTCGCAAGGGGTGCGGACACGGTCAAAGACGTGTTGAAGAACAACCCAGTGGGCAGGGCGTTGGGTAAAGTCAAGACCTTCTTCTCAAGTCTGGGCACTACGTTGAAGGGTATGGCTGGTATATTCAAACCAGTGATGCAGTTCGCGAAATTCCTGAGCACACCTATCCTCGCAATCGGTGTGACAATCAAGTCCCTATTCGATAACTTCTCAACCGCACTGGCCATGTTCAAAGACGGTGACATTCTAGGCGGTATTGGATTCCTAGTAAAGGGAGTCATTGACGACCTCATCAACTTCTTTGTCGTAGACCTTCTCGATATGATCAAAGGCGCGTTTGCGTGGATCGCTGGTAAACTAGGGTTCGACGGGATCGCAGAGTCACTTAACTCGTTCAGCTTCGGTGAACTGTATCAGTCAGTAAGTGACGGTATCGCTGGATTTATCGGTGGAGTGGTCGAGTGGATCAAGGGGATGTTGACCAACTTCTATGGTGGGATCTGGGAAGGTCTCAAGATGTTGTTCAGTGGTGACGTGCTTGGCGGAATCTCCAAAATCTTCTCATCAATGTTATCACCTATCACAGACACCTTCGATATGATCGTCGCAAAGGCGAAGGAGATGTTTAATTTCAGTAACATCTACGACATGTTGACCGGAAAGAAATCGTTTAGTTTCGCGGATATCTTCAATGCAGCAGATGTTGATTCTGGTGCTGAATTGGAATCTACACCTACCGCAGACAAACCAACGAGTGGTCAGAGTGTCAGAAGAGAAGTGACTGAAAGTAGACACACCAAGACGGTCAACGGTGTCGTCGTACAAGACTCAAGTCAACGAGTCGTCAAGAACACCTCAAACGGACACACCTCTGTCTCAATGCAATGGTCAGAGATGGACGGTCACGATCCGACTATCGGTTTACGCACATAAAAAAGGGGGACCGAAGTCCCCCATGTCCACTGGCAGTGTCGATTAGTGGTTTAGGATCGCTTCAATCATACGCGCCTTAGTCCAAGATGGACGCAACTCAGGTCGCACACCAATCGTGTTACCGATAGTGATCAACTCTGCTTTGGTCAACGCCTCTAACTCCTCAGCGGTGTAAGATGATTCACTCGAATCGGTCGAGTAAGACACACCGTAAACGTATGTCTCTTCCATCTGACGCTTCAGTTCCGCACGATAGTATGTTACACCATCAACAGTGACCGATGTAGTTGTTGCACTTGATTCATCATAATTTCGGTAGATGGTTGCGCCGTTTATCTTGATCTCTACCAACTGACCATCAATTTGCCATCCGGTGACTACTGCACCACGTTTACCCGCAAACTGAAACGCGTCTGTTACTTCTGTGTCAACACCACCCGTGGATGGTCCCAAGAGGGGGTTGACTTTAGGTTTGTTGGACGCTGATCGCCATATGATCGCAAACACTACAAGCGCTCCTACGATGGTGAGTATCGCATATTGCTGTTCCATTGATTAGTCCTCCGCAGCCATTTGTGCAAAATAAGAAAGTGTATCGTCTGCCTCTTCCGCAACCGCAGGTGCGACTGCTGGTGCAGCGGCGACAATAGTTGGTTCGTCCGCAGTATTCCAAGGTGGCGCCTCTTCCGCAGTAGCGACTGCTTCGTTGCGTACTGTTGCACCCGCACCTGTAGCGAGACCCAATACAGTCTCCAACTTGGCCTTCAGGTCATCGTATGATTTGAACCAGTTCGCATCGTGTGCGTTAGGGTAGTTAGGGACGATGAACTCGTTGAGGTCGTACAACGTGTTGTAGATCGCTTCGAGTTGTGTCTCATCAGCACCAGCAAGTGGGGTCGGGGATTTGAAGTCTGACTTGTCATAATTGCGATACCCTGCAACGTTGCGGATCTTCAGTTCGAAGTCTGCACCCTTCCAGAAGTCAAATACATTCACTGGCTCCTCGCCTGGGAATTCTGGTTGCATCATATCCATAATCTTGTCAAAGATCTTCTTACCGAACTCATAGATGAACACCTTGCCGTTGTTCGCTGGGTTCGCGGGATCGTTGATCACTTGGATATTTGTGACGTAGTGTAGACGACGCTTCTGGCGACGTGCAGTTTCCTTGTCCTCTTCGATACCTGAGTTCCACAGGCGCGAGTTCAACTCACCGACTGGGTCGTTTTGACCAAGAGTAGTGAGTGATCGTTCGATGTACCACTGTCCGGTTGGACCCTTGAACGCGTGATCCCAGTAACGGACCCAAGGAAGGTCTTGACCGTCTGCTGGGGGAAGGAAACGAACCACGGCGTAACCGTTACCCTGTTCATCAACAGTCGGTTTCCACTTTCGGTCGTCTTGATACTTGTTGGTGTTGGTGGTCTGACCCGCAGCTTCTGTCGCAGCGTTGACCAACTTAGAGATGTCCATAGATTTGGACTTGAGATTTGCAAAAGACATAATATGTACCTTGTATAAACTAAAATATAAACTAAAATATGAGATTGCCTCTAGGGCATGTGTATTTATACGTCTAGTGAGTTCTGCTTAGGCAGGAAGTTCAGTTGACGTGCCTCATTCTCCAGATGTTCGACGATGGTCGGTGTCAGATATTTTTTGATATCCTCCAGTTCCAGACCATTTTTCTCGCATAGGTGAACAATGCTGTCCATATAGGACATACGGTTCTGGTAGACGAAGGTCTCGATCATCTGAGAAAACGACTTCTTTGTTAGGAAGTTTTCCTCTGGATTCTCGTTACCTTCAACCATTCAGTACCTCAATGTTTGTGACGTTGTCTACACGAAACGATCGCCACGCTTGTTTGTCGATTGCGAACGCACGAATCACTGTCTTATTGACAGAGTACTGATCCACATCGGTCGCCTCCTTTGGTGTGTAGGATGGCATAAACGAGGTCACTAGAGTACACGGCATAGTGCGCGTCTCGCCGTTTACCTTCGTGAATGTCACCTCCAACACGTTAGAACGTAACTGTTCTACGATATTGTCATACGACATAGTCGCCTCCTTAGAATCGTTCGAATTCTTCATCTTCAGCTGATTCTTCTTCGCCTTCTGTACCTTGATGCACGAACTCCAAGAACTCTTCATTGCCGTCCATGACTGCGATGATTTGTTCAAACGACTCAAGAGTTCGAACTACATTACTGCGTTCTTCGTCCGACTCATCTCGTTCGGCATAGGTCTTACCGAACTCTTGTAAGAGGTCGATATATGCGATGCGCAAATACTCACGCGTGATTAACTCCACATCGTTCTGTGGATACTGACCGAGATCGATCAGATTTTCGGGTTGTGTTACTGCCATTAGCTCCATTCCTCTGGTTGGACATTTGCTTCATAAACATCGGAGTAGTGTGTCGCTACATACCGATCTGTGTCAGTCCAAGAAATATTGGACTTACAGTCTTGCTCATCAAGAGCAATCACTTCACGCGCCAACTGGTTGTTGGAACGCGAAACCTTGTCACGCTTTTGAATCTTGAGCGCTGCTCGACGAATCATCGCGTATCGTTCTTCTTTAGAAACCTGCATAGTATACCTCATTAAGTGGTGTGTGTCAAGAAATTTTGTTGTACTGATACCGAGCACGGTTCGCGATCATAAACAGATACTCCGTGTCCATATGTGGATGTTTCTCGCGCAGAAAGTCGATGACCTTTCCCCAGTCCACTACCCCCACAAAGGTCTGGGCGATTGCCTCATCAAGTGCTTCCTGAATGTATTGATCTTCGGTCATTACGAGTGCTCGTTGTTGGGGTAAAGAAGGTCTTGAGGGTAACCTCGTTTCTTCACCTCTTTCTTACGGTCGACGTGGGTGGATGGCCGATTGAATTTGTGCGAGTGCTTCGCTACCGGATTCGACCGCGTTGTAGACTTCTTCTTCATAAGAGTATGCCTCTATTTCCCAAGGTTGGTCAATGTACTTGACGTTGACGTATTCCTTGCCGTCAAAAATGTGTTTGTAGACGATCCCGTGTGCGTCCTCACACCATGTGAGACCAATATGTATAAGTCTCCCAGTGAGGATCTGAACTGCGTGGATCATCTCGTGTGCGATATGCACCTTGACCTGTTCGTCGGTAATCTCCCCATCCAGACGGACAGTGAGGTCGACGCGGTCTTCAGTCCCATCCGCCTCAGCGGAAAAATGGGTGATGTCCTCTTCCTCGAACCTGACCTTGACGTAACCACCAAGGCGATTGATCCCCAGCGCCTCTGCAACACGGAACGTGTAGTCCGACAGGGCCCAACTGGGGGAGTTCTCAATTAAGACGTTTTCTGCGACGTTCATTAGTGGACCGTTACTTCCGGAACAATTTCTTCAAATCCTTGAAGAGAATTAATCTCACCTTCGATTGCGTTGCGAATCTCTGACTCAGTCATTCCGAGAACTTGCATACACTCAACCACCGCCTCAGGTGTGATCATATCGTCGATCAAAGAGTCAAAGAGATCTCGAATATACTCACCAACCTCACCACATGCATACCATTCGGTCATTACTTAGCTCCCATTTCCATCAACCTATTCTCGCGGTAGTAGAACCCTGTAGGGGTTGACAACTTACCGACCAGTGCAAAGTCCTCTGCCTTGAGACGGGGCAAACCACCCTCCTCATCACCAAGGTTATTGAACTCATTAAGGTAGTCGACCGCGTCCTTCAGGTTATCGAAGGTCTCAGTGTATCGACGGTTAGTCAGTTGGGGCTTAGCTACAAATTCCATTACTTCTCTCCTTTCATTTCGTGACGGTATTCTCTCTTCAACCACCACTTATACATTCCAAAATACTCTCGCGAGTCATACATTGGGTTCCGACCTGTGAGACTCTCGATCTCTTCGCAGTGTTGGAACCACTTCTCAGTGCACCAGTGACGAAAGTTCATTACGCGTACCAACTGCGGTAGAACTCTTTGCCTTCTTCGGCAGGACTCGCACTTCGCACATCATCAATGTTGATGTACTTACCAGTGATTCGCTTCTTGAACTCACCACCGATGAACTCGTTCTTGACGGGGACAACGCGGTCACTCATGAAACCTTCAGAACCCTCAACAGAGGCAACCGCGATCTCACGCAGAGTGACAGTCGCACCCTTCTTAGCGACAACTTGGTAGGCGTCGATGTTGGTCTGTTCCCAACCCCAAGACGCGACATAGATGTCACCCTCTTTGACAGACTCAAGGGCAGCAACCTTAGCGGCGGCACGAGCGATCTTACGTTCTTCCTTCCACTGGTCGGCACGTTCGAGACCCGCAAGGAACTCTTCGATGTGTTCGAACATGCGAGCGACACTACCGTATCGGTAGTTGAACTCAATCTTGTAACCAAGACGAGCACGCTTACTAGGACGGATACACTTAGCGCAGATTCGCGCTTCATCGATCTCCAACTGGAGACCACGGGCTTCATACTTCTCAATCAAACTCATCATAATTAATCTCTCTCAACTCAATTTACACAGGTATTATATCAAATTCTGGAAGATTGTCAACACTTTTTTGAAACTTTTTTATGTTAATTTTTCACAATAAACGGGTTGGATCTTCTGTTCGACTATCTCCATCGCACAGGGATCTTGCGCCATAACATGCCACATCACAGTGTCCTTGTGTTGTCCGACGATGGTGATATCAAACTCCTCACCGTATATGTCGTATCCTTCGAAAGTCCACTCATAAAAGATGTTGGGTTCTCCCAATCGCTCGACTAATCGTTCATAAGACGCGTCGATGTATCCTTGCAGGGTCATCCAAACTCCTCCATATCTCTAACTCCTCAACCAAAATAGACTCCCATTATACATCATCCACAGATAAACGCAAGCGTTTTCTTAGATTATTTTGGAATAAGAGGTGCGTTTTTTACTGCTTTCAACCACGCCTCCGGATCCTTCGCTTTCGACGGGGTAACCCGCAGACCCTGTTCTTTGAAGTTTGCCTTCAGGATCGCGGCGGTCTCACGACCAAGGAACCTCGACACCAGTTTCAAGAGACACTCACGGAAGGTCACGTGGTGGTGGTTGTATCCTGCACTGTGGGCGAGCTCGTGTAGGACGATGTACTTGTTGAAACCAAACGCGGGCGAGATCTCGATCCACGACCCGTGCGACCTACCCATGTATGCCGCTCGACTTCCCATGTTGCGTGACTGGACGACCCGCACCTTGCCGTGGTAACGAGACACCTTCTCCCATGTCTTGGACGCGGTCACTTGTTTTACAAACTTCTCCACGTCTTTGAAGTCCTTCAGTGGACCGATCAAGTCGGGGTGTTCACTTTCGAGTTTCCACTCGGCGGTGTAGGTTTTAGTCTTCTCGCTGTCGCGTTTTGGTAGGATCGTCTTGCGACGATAGTAGTCGGAATACTTGTGGGCCTGACTGGTAGTCAGACCCGCATCAAGTGCTCTGCGATACGCCGCTCTCACTTCTTCTTCCTTACCCGCTTCTTCGCGGGAGCCTTCTTCGGTGGTGTCCATTTCTTTGCGAGGAACTCCTCGACTGATAGTCCGCACTCGCGGAGTGTTTTGTGGAAGCGCTTCACATCGACCATGTGCCAACAGTTAGGCGTTTCGAGAAATGATCCGAAGTGGTCGGTCACCTTCTCGCTCAACTGAAGGTTTTCCTCAGTCTCTTTGTCGAAGATGTAGCGCACCTTCTTGGTGAAATTTAACTTAACGATTTTAGGCATAGGACTCCTTATCCGATTCCCAGAACGATACCAAGTCGTTTCTGTTTGTTGACCACAACGGTTACCGCGTCACCGATTCGACGCTCGGGTTCACCGACAACGTCAAGATAGGTCAGTGACTCGACCACTCGTTTATTGTACTTGGTGAACTCGACCAAGTAGTTGCGCCAGATATATTCGGGCATTACGCACACTCCTCTACAATTGGTTTCGCGATCAGGTAGACACCCATCGCACTAGGGACATCACCGAAGTAATACTCACTCGTGAGTAGTCTCCACTTGGCGAGGTACTTGACTTCAGAATCATCAGCACTGCTGATAGGTGGGAACCAAACCGCGACCTGTTCGCCACGGTCACCAATGACCTCACCAAGACGGGTTACCCCATCAGAGTTGATCTGGACCACACGACCTTTCAAATTCTCCATAACATCTCTCCTCTCATTCAACACAGACATTATCGCACATGTTTCAAAAATATACAAGCGTTATTTTCGGTAATAAGTCACAAAGTGTAAAAATAGGGGAGCGGTCCACTTACCTGTCAGTCGGAATCTTCGAAAGACCGACTCCCCTCTTAAACTATTGAATGATGTATCCACGACCACCGCAAACATCACAGTCGTCGTCATACTCGTCCTCGCTACCCCAATCGAAAGTGACAACACCAGACCCTTCACACTCAGGGCACTCCTCATCAAGATCAGAGTCGTCCTCATCGGAGTAATCGAACATGTCTTCGGTGTTCTCCATCGTCATCAACTGAGGATTGTAGGTCACCATCTTGGTGGTCATCTCCACGATGCGATCGATCGCGTGATGAAAGAAATCACCGTCGTAGTTGCCTTCATAGAGACGACCTGTAGTGTAGGGTAGGACGTACTCGAACAACTCCTTGTCGATCGCGCCCTTCTCACGTAGGAACTTCAGGGCACCAGACGTGTTGTTGCCCATACCGTTGTTGTAGAAGTCGTATCGCAGACGACCTGCAGCACGGATCATCTCACCCGCAACTGTCGCGGCGTTACCTTCACGAGGAACTAACTCCTCCCAGATTCGTTCAAATGTTGCACTCATTAGATTACCTCCACACGGTTATCAAAATCACGACCAGCCATCTGAAAGGGGACATACATGATACGACCCACACGTTGCATGTCGTGTTCTACAGAACCCGTCACAGAGTCCTTGACGAAGATGGTGTAACCGTCACAGACGTAGACCTTGCGAGGAGCAGTGTAATGGGGTTTCGCGTAAATCGCACCCTTCTCAAGCACCTCACCAACGAGGTAAGAATCGGGACGATCGGGCATCGGTTCAAAATCGTATGCGCGGATCATGTCTCCGACGTTCGCAGTGTTTTCAAATTTCAACATAATAAATCCTTAGTAGACGTAGGGTTCAACTGGGTGGCCAGCAGCGAGTTGTATCCCGGCGTAGACGAACATCCAGAGGATGGCGTTACCGAAGATCACTTCAGCGACTCGATGGGGACTTGCGGGTTTCAATTTGATCATTTCTTCTCTCTCTCATCTCAACTTACAGGGTAAGTATAACACGATTTGAAAACGTCTGTCAACACATTTTGAAAACTTTTTTATGGTAATATTACCAATACGCCTTAGTCAACCAGCCCTCCATTGCGTAGGCTTCGATCTCCCAAGGTTGACTGCGGTAAGGGATCATCACGTCTTCGGGGATACGATCTCTCTTCCATCGGTCCATGTCGGCGTTCAATTCCTTGCGAATGAACTGTTTGACGTGGACCAGTTCGTGGGCGAGAGTTTGTGCGATTTCGCCTTCGCTCTGATTGGTGTTGATTTGCACTCCAATCACGTCCTTCTCTTCGACGTGACAGAGACCCATTTCTGCGATGTTTTTGGTGAAGTGTACGAACACCTCGATTTCTCGTTTGAAGGTTCGTGGTAACAACTCATTGAGGACGTTACAGGCGAACTCTTCGTATCGTTTACGGTTCTTGACTCGACCGTGGAAATACAGATTAATCATGGAGTACCTCTCTCAAATACAGTAGTATTGTCTCACATGTAGGGGGTGGTATCAAGTGAAATATTGGAATACATTATATTCCTTCTTTTCTCCTTTCTAGTTCGATCTCATACATACGCTTCCAGTAGTCTCGATCGATCTGGGCCAATTTGCGTTCGTGTCTAATACTATCAACACGGATCATGATTCCCATCGAAGCAAGAGTCACACTACTCAAAAACAAAATTACTAAAAATGGTGATATACCGTCCATCATTATCTCCTCATAGACGCAAGGTCTTTCATCTGTTGTTCGTCGATCACCGGAACAGCGTTCGACTTGTGCATTGTACCGATACCCTTAACTAGGGTACCAGTGTATTTTTTGGGTTCGACTTTGGTACCGACACCACTACCGACTGAAAAGTCGTCTCTACTTGGGTACTGCGCCAGTTCCTGTCGTCTCTGTTCAGCATATGAAAGGACGCACGTTGGTTTCGTTGTCTCGATTGGACGGAACGGTGGCGGCTGGTATTTCGCATAGACTTCTCCTTTGGGGTTCACTTTCTTTATTTTACGACCACTAGGTGTGTGGCGCATGGATCCGTGGATCATAGTTCTTTCTCCATTCGACGCAGTATCTGTTGCATTGCACTCAACTC